GTGGTGGGGGCGGGTGGCAAGGGATTCCTGAAGGCCGCCTCCCTGGAGCTCTACGCTCGCACCGCAGACCCGGTCTATGCCGGCATCGCCCAGCGGCACGCAGAGGAGCGTGGCAGCTCGCTGCTGGGGAGCGGGGAGGGTGCCAATGCTCTCGACCCCGACATCGATGACGATGAAGAGGACAGCGACGAGGACGATTCCAGGCCCTCACGGGCCGGCCGGCCGCAGACCCCGGATTCCGCGCGCAAAGCAAAGGCGCTGGCCGACAAGGCGGAGACCGACGCGCACATGGCGCATATCGCGCTGCAGAAGGAGCTGGGGCTGCTGCTGCCTCGCGCGGACGTAGAAGCCTTCCTCGCTGAGCACGCAACGACATTCCGGGGGGCGATGGAGCGCCTGGCCGATACGCTGGCGCCGCAGCTAGCCGCCACGCTGGATGAGGCTGGGTGCCGGCGGCTGGTCTGGGATGAGGTGAGCCACGCTTTGGAAGAACTTAGCCAGGGCTTCCGCACGTTGGCAGCCAAGGCAGCGGAGGCTGCGGAATGATGGAGGCACAGAGCTGCCTGGCGTTGGTGCTGGCGCGCTCGCTGCAGCCGCGACGGCCGATGAGCGTGTCGCAGTGGTGCGATGAGCACATGCGTCTGTCCACCAAGAGCGGCAGCAAGCCCGGGCGCTGGGTGACGGATCGCAACCCGCCCCTGCGCGAGCCGATGGACAACATGTCTGCCCGAAGCCCCGTCCACGACCAGGTCTGCATGTTCCCGATCCAGTTCGGCAAGAGCCAGCTGGCGACCAATGCCATGGCTTACTGGATGGACTACGCCCCCGGCCCGATGATGTATGCGCTGCCGGGCGAGGTGTCCATGAACAAATGGATCGCCCAGAAGCTCAACCCCATGATCGAGGTCTGTAAAGCGGTCAAGAAGGCGCTGACCAGCACCGCCAGCCGCGACAGCGCCAACCAGCGCACGTTCAAGGACTTCGCTGGTGGCCAGCTGTTCGTGGAGCACATGGGCAGCCCGCAGCGCCTGAAGTCCTCGACGGTGAAGTACCTGCAGGTGGATGAGATCGATGAGGCGCCGCAGCAGCTCTCCACTGGCGACGATCCGGTGAAGATGCTAGACGGCCGTACATCGTCTTTCCCGACCACCTACAAGCGGCAGTACATCAGCACCCCGGGCATCGCAGGGCTCAGCCGGATTGCGAAGCTGTACGACAAGAGCGATCAGCGTCGGTATCACGTGCCGTGTCCCCACTGCGGCCACTTCCAGGCGTTGCAGTGGAGTGGCCTGGTGTGGTCGCCCGACAGGAGTCGCGCGTGGTATGCGTGCTGCGAGTGTGGCGTCGCGATCGAGGAACACTGCAAGACAGAGATGATTGCCAAGGGGCGCTGGGTCGCTGCCAATCCTGACTCGCAGATCCGCGGCTACACCATCAACTGCCTGTACTACCAGTTTGGCCTGGGTCCACGCTGGCTGGACCTGGTGAAAGAGTGGCTGGAGGCGCAGGGCGATCCAGCTTCCCTCAAGACCTTCGTGAATGACCGCTTGGCAGAGACGTGGGAAGACCCGGCAATGCGGGCAGTCAAGCACAACGTCATCAAGGATCGTGCCGAGCCGTATGCGCTTCGCTCGGCTCCGCAAGGTGTGCTGGCTATCACCGTAGGAGTGGATACGCAGGACAACCGCCTTGCTATTCACGTCGTCGGCTGGGGACGAGGTATGACCGCCTGGACGCTGGACTATGTGGAACTGCAGGGCGATCCAGCCGAGGAAGCGGTGTGGGTAGCCCTGACCGATTTGCTCAACCGCGCAATCGAGCGCGAAGATGGCGCGCTGCTCCGGCCGATGGCAGTGGCCATCGACGCTGGTGGCCACCGCACCGAGGCCGTCAAAAACTACGTCCGTCAGCGGCGCATCACTCGTCCAATGTGCATCTTCGGTGCCGTACCCAACAACGCTCCCGTGCTGTCCAAGGGCAAGCTGGCTGACGTCACCTGGAAGGGCAAGACTGACAAGCGCGGCATCACCATCAACCACGTGGGGACCGTTGCAGCCAAGCACTACCTCTACAGCCGTCTGTCGGCCGACGCCGAGCGCAAGCCCGAGAATCGCATGGTCCACCTCAGTGACCAGCTGCCGGAGGAGTTCTTTCCGGGCCTGGTGTCGGAGGTATACAACCCAGTCAAGAATCGCTTTGAGAAGAAGGTGACCCGAAACGAGCCGTTGGACACATGGGTGTATGCCTACGCGGCGACCCATCACCCAGAGGTTCGCATCAACCGCTTCACGCGTTCAGATTGGGACCTTCTGGAACAACGGCTGGCTGCGCCGCCAAGCGTCAGCGTTTCACGCGAAACGCCAGCTGCTGCGTCGGAGGCCGACGCTCCCACTGATTCCCGTGAAACACCGAGCGTGCCTCGCCGGCAACGGCCCGCGCAGCCTCGCGGCATGGGGAGGCAGTGGTGAGCAGGAACACAGTACGAAACAAGGTGCGAATCAGTGAACTGACCGAGGAGCTCGCGGTCGGCGCCGCGCTGCGCCTGCGGTGTGACAGCGACGATATACGCAGCGTTGTGGAGGCCGTGGTGGCCTACCTTGTCGAAGAGTACCCAGCCCAGGATCTGTACATCCCCGCCAGCATGCAGAGCAGTGCCTACCCTGTAGATGCGATCCGGAAAGGGATGCAGGAACAGGAGTCGGTACGGTCGCTGTGTAGAAGGTTCAGGATCGACAGACGGACGCTGTACCGTTTGCTTGATGAGCCTTGCGCCAATGAGTAGGTGGTGCGGGTGAGTTCCCCGAGACTCACCCGCACTTGATCAGGAAACTGGCATCCATGATCTCGCGGATGCCTGACTGATGAGCTGGACCAAAGACGATGTGCAGAGGCTGAAGGCCGCCATCGCCAGCGGCCAGTTGTCCGTTCGGCATGGTGATCGTCAGATCACGTATCAGTCCGTCGAAGCAATGTTGACGGCATTGGACCGCATGGAAGCTGAGGTTGCCGCCACGACGGCTGGGCGACGGAAGTCGGCGACGCGCCGTTACCGCTTCACGACGCTGAGGGGCTTCTGACATGGCGGCCTCGCTGCTGGACAGGGTCATCGGCGCCATTTCTCCGCAGGCAGCCCTGAAGCGTCACCGCGCCAGGGCGACGCTGGAGGCGGTACGCGCCTACGAGGGCGCCTCGCGCACTGATGGTTGGCGTGTTCGTAGGGCGGGGGCCAGCGCGAACACCGATCACCTGGCAGACGCCCGCGAGCTGCGCAACCGCGCTCGGGCACTGGTCCAGAACGTTCCGTACTGCGCGCGGTCCCTCCAGGTGCTGGTGAGCGCAACGATTGGGACTGGCATTACTCCCAAGGCCGAAGGGCCGAACGCTCCTGCGCTGGACACCCTGTGGGGCCGCTGGGCCGAAGTGGCGGACGCGGATGGAAAGTCGGACATCTACGGCCTCATGGCTACTGCGTATCGCGCGATGGAGCAGGACGGCGAAAGCATGATTCGCCGCCGTACCAGGCGTCAGTCGGACGGTCTCGCGGTCCCGCTACAGCTTCAGGTGCTCGAGATCGACTGGCTGGACGGCAATAAGAACGGGTCTGCTTCGGGCGGTGGCCAGATCATCAACGGCATCGAGTACGACGCGATCGGTCGGATTCGCGGCTACTGGTTGTTCGGAGCGCATCCCGGTGAGGCCGTGCGCGGCTCTGTACGCCTGAGTAGTTCGTTGGTGCCGGCGTCCGACATCATCCACCTCTATAACCCCGTCCGGCCTGGGCAGGGGCGCGGCATTACGCGCTTCGCACCGGTGATCGCGCGAGTGCGCGACCTGATGCTGTACGAAGACGCCGAGCTGGCCCGGAAGAACCTGGAAGCCCGACTTGGCGTGATCGTCAGTGGCGACATCGATTCGATGTCCAACGCGGACGATGACGGCCCTTCCCAGCTCGGCTCAGATCGCGATCAAGTCACTGACCTGGGGCCACTGCCCAGCGGTGGCGTTACCCACATCACCGGCGCGACTGCCTTCCAGACTGTCGAGCCCAAGCCGGCAGGCGGCTACGTCGAATACTGCAAGTTCAACGCGCACATCATTACTGCTGGCATCGGTGTGCCGTACGAGTCGGCCACCGGTGATATGCGTGAGGTGAATTTCTCCAGTGCCCGCATCCGGCAGATGGAGTTCCGCCGTGACTGCGAGCAGATGCAGTGGCTGGTCCTGGTCCCTCAGATGTGTAAGCCAATCTGGCGCTGGTTTGATGAAGCTGCCGCGCTCGGTGGCGGTGTGCGTTCCACGGGAAGCACTGCCGACTGGAGCACCCCCCGCTGGGACTACGTCAACCCCAAGCAAGACATCGAATCAGAAATTGCAGCGATGGGTGCCGGTCTCAACTCGCCCAGCGAAGCGCTGCGTCGGCGTGGCTACGACCCGGAAGCGGTGTACGCCGAGATGGGCAAGGACTTCAAGCGGATGAAAGAGACCGGCGCCCTCGAGCTGATGACCTTCCTTCAATCCAGTGGCGCCCGGACCAGCCTGGTCGACGCCTCAACAACCAACGAGGAATGACCATGCCCCAGCCAGCCCAGGCTCCACAGCAGGACGGTACGACGCGCCTCATGCCACCTCAGTTGCGTGAGGCCGAATTGCAGCCAACCAGCTTCGATAGCGAGGCGCGCACGATCGAGCTCCAGTGGACTGCTGGTACGCGCGTGCGCCGCTACGACTGGTGGAACGACACCTACTACTGGGAGGAGCTGGTCGTTGATGAGGCGGCCTGCAACATGGAGCGCCTGTCGTCCGGTGCTGCGCCGGTCCTGGACAGCCATAACACCTGGGGCATCGGCTCTCAGATGGGTGTGGTGGATCGAGCCTGGCTCGCCAATGGCGAAGGCCATGCGCAGATTCGCTTTTCCGGCCGCGAGGAGCTGGCCGGCGTAATCGCCGATATCGGCGCCGGAATCATTCGCAACATCTCGGTTGGCTACACCGTTCAGCGCTATGAGATCGAGCGCGCCGTCAACCCCGGCGATTTGCCGATCTACCGCGCGGTGGAGTGGACGCCGAGCGAGATCAGCTTCGTCACTGTGCCGGCCGACCCGGCAGCAGGTACCCGCAGCAACCAACCCGCACAGGGGACCCCCTGTGTATTCACCCGTAGCGCATCGTCGCAGGAGCACACCATGCCTCAGCCCGCCGCCCGCGCCGCCGAACCGGCGGTCCAGCAGGAACCCATCAACAACGCCCCAGCTCCGGCAGCGCCGGCCGCAGCACCGGCACCGGAAGGTGATACGCGTGCAGCCGACATCGTGGAGCTGGCAACCCGCCATGGCCAGACCGAACATGCCGCTGGCTGGATTCGCGCTGGTCACTCGGTCGATCACGTGCGTGGCCTGATCTTGACCACGCTGGAGCAGCGCGATGCCGCTGCTGGCGGCAACATCAACCGTATCAGCGTCACCGAGGACGAGCAGGATCTGCAGCGCTCCGCTGTGACGCATGCGCTGCTGCACCGAGCCCAGGTGATCGATCCCGCAACCAAGCGGATCTTCGCGCTCACCGGTGACAATCCGGTGCGCGGCCTGACCCTGATGGACCTGGCCCGTCGTAGCCTGGAGTGTTGCGGTGTTCGCACCGATGGCATGGCGAAGCTGGAGCTGGTGGGCCGCGCTTTTACCCAGAGTGGCAGCGACTTCCCGGTGCTGCTGGAAAACACGATGCACAAGGCACTGCAGGCGGCCTACGCCGTCGCGCCGGACACCTGGTCCCGCTGGTGCGTCACGGGCACGGTCAGCGACTTTCGTGAGCACTCGCGCTACCGCGTGGGCAGCATCGGCAACCTCGACAAGCTGACCGAGGCTGGCGAGTTCAAGAACAAGAAGATCCCGGACGGTGAGAAGGCAACCATCAGCGCCGGCACCAAGGGCAACACCATCAACCTGACGCGTCAGGCGATCATCAACGACGATCTGGGCGCGTTCCTCGGCTTGGCCACCGCCTTCGGTCGTGCCGCAAAGCGGACCATTGAGGCCGATGCGTATGCGTTCCTGGCCAGCAATCCGAAGCTGGATTCCAACAAGACGCTGTTCCACGCCGACCACGGCAACATCCTGGCAGCAGCAGTGCCGAGCGTCACCTCGGTAGACGCGATGCGCGTCCAGCTCGCCCAGCAGAAGGATGTGGGCGGGAATGATGTGCTGGATCTGTCGCCGGCGCTCTGGCTCGGCCCGACCAAGTACGGCAGTGCCGCGCGTGTCACCAACAAGGCCGAGTACGACCCGGACGCTGAAGGAAAGCTGCAGCGCCCGAACGCGGTGCAGGGTCTCTTCCGCGACATCGTCGACACCGCGCGCATCAAGGACGACAAGTGGTACCTGTTCGCCGATCCGAACGACTGCCCGGCCATCGAGGTCGCATTCCTTGATGGGATCACCGAACCCTTCCTGGACTACGAGGAAGGCTTCACCGTCGACGGTGTGCGCTGGAAGGCCCGCCTCGACTTCGGCATTGCCGCCCTCGACTATCGCGGCGTGCAGCGCTGCGGCTGATCCCCAACTGGAGCACTGAGACATGGCACAGAACTTCGTATCCGATGGGGACGTGATCCCCTGGACCAACACCACCGAACAGCAGGTTGCATCGGGTCAGGCGGTTGTCGTCGGTCATCAGCTGGGGGTTGCCCTGGTCAACATCGCTGTCGGCGCGACGGGCAGCGTAGCCCTGGGCGGCGTGTTCACGCTGCCGAAGGTGCCGACGGCGGTCTTCGAGCAAGGTGAAAAGCTGGTGTGGAGCGCGAGCGCCAAGGCATTCGACGGAAGCGCCTCGACCGCCGCTGCCGGCGACATCACCGGTGCGGCGTTTGCCTGGGCTGCCGGCTCCGCCGGTCAGGCGACGGCCGAGGTGCGGCTCTCGCCGGGCAACGCCACCAAGGCGTAACCGAATAGGCCGGCACCGCTCACAGATGCCCGTGTGGCGTGAGCGGTGCCGGTTCTTCCACAGCGACAACGGGGGATCGCATGGGCACCACCAGCACGCCGCGCGGCGTACGCAACAACAATCCTGGCAACATCGACCGCACAAGCACGCCGTGGCAGGGTGAGGATCGGTCTGCCGCAGCTATCGCACGTGAGCAGCGCTTCTGCGTGTTCCTGACCCCGCAGGCTGGCTTCCGCGCACTGGCGAAGACCCTGCTTACCTACCAGCGCAAGCATGGCCTGCGCACCGTGAAGGAGATCATCGGGCGCTGGGCCCCGCCGGTGGAAAACAACACCGGTGCTTACGTCCTGCAGGTTGCGACTGCCGTGGGCGTCGCACCTTCGGAGGTCATCCGCCTGGACAACGCGGTCACTCTGAGCCGTCTGGCTACCGCTATCGCCAAGCATGAGAACGGCGGAATGTACTGGCGCCCGGACGTGATCGACGCCGGTGTTGCAGAGGCGCTGCGCTGATGGTCGGCGGCGGCGTCACCGCCACGGCGCCCTGGTGGGCTGCAGGTAGCGTGGTAGCGCTGTGGCTGCTCCGCGAAACGTGGTCGGCGTTCCTCTCGCGTAGGAAGGAGCGTACCGAGACCGACGCCAACGTGGATCTCATCAAGGGCCTGTCCGACCGTGTCTCCTTCCTCGATCAGAGGGTCACCGCACAGGATGAGCGGCTGCAGGCTGAAATGCTGCTGCGGCTCAGGGCGCAGGAGGAGGCCAGCGCCCTGCGCACGCGAGTGCGCCAGCTCGAATCGACGCTGCGCGGCCTTGGTGCGGTTATCCCGCCCGAAGACCCGGTGGTGTCCGCATGATCCGCGCTCTGGTCGTCGCCATCCTCCTGCTGCTGGGTGTCATTGTCTGGCAGCGTGGCTCGGTGTCCATCGCTCACCGTACGGCCGACAAGGCCGTGGCGAGCCGTGACGCCATGGAGGGTGAGCGCGATGCTGCCCGTGCTGAGGCCGATGCCGCCAACGAAACCCTGAAGGTAGAGCGCGGCAGCGCCGCCGCCGCGAACAACCTGGCGTCCAAGTACGAAAAGGAAAAGAACGATGCACAGAAGGCATCTGATCGCCTCATCGCTGATCTTCGTGCTGGCAACCAGCGCCTGCACCAGCGTTGGCAAGCGTCCGTCGCCACCGCAGAGCTGTCCGCGGCCGCCGCTGCCGGCGGCCAGCCTGATGGTCGAGCCGACGACCGAATTGAAAGTGCGGGCCGAGCTATTGGCGCCGCCGCCCAGTGCGACGCCCAGGTGAGAGCGCTACAGGCTTACGCGATGCTGTGTTCGGGAGGTGCGCGGTGAGCGAGCTGGAGTTCCTGCGGGACATGGACGCGACGATCCACGCGTCGTTGGCCCTTGCCGGGATGGCCTCCACGGCCAAGGTGACGGCGGTGAAGAGCGGAACGGTCACTGAGGGCGTGAGGGTCTACATCGATCGCGATGTAGAGACCATCGGCGATCTTCGGCAGTTTGTCGCCGGCCGTGTCGAGGTGTCCTTTCTGCGTGTAGATGTCGAACCTGACCAGGGCGACCGTGTAGAGGTAGGCGGCGAGGTGTTTGTGACCTCGAAGAAGCTCAGTGACGACGGCTCGCGCAGCGTCTGGCTGGTGCGTCGTGGCTGAGCGAGTCGAACCCCTTTCCTGGCAGCTGGTCGAGTTCTTGCGCGGTCGAGTGCAGATGATCCGAGCCAGCGACGGATTTCTCACCGACATAGGTGCGGGGCTGATCGTTGTCGACGATGCCGAGCTGGATGAGGATCAGTCGGGGCCAGCCACGCTCATCTCGGTCCAACAGCTGTCGCGCGTCGGCGGTGGGTCTGCCCAGGTCAACTCCGACGCCTCGGTCACGATTGAGTTTGAGGTGCCGCGAGAGAGCGGAGCGGTGAACCCTCGACTGCTCGTGCACCGCGCCAGGTACGACCTGATTCGCGTGTTGACCTTCAACAACAAGCTGCTGCCCAAGGGCATCACCACGTTTGAGTTGCTTCAAAGCCAGATGGCAACCCTGGAAGACGACGCAGGGCATTCCGCCGTCGTCGCTCAGATCACCGCGCGGGCTGGTCTGACCGAGACCTTTGAGCCCGTCCCCAACCTGTAGGAGCAGCACCACCATGGCACAGCCCAAAGTTCGCAAGTTCGCAGGCGATCTGCGTTTCTGGGAGCACGGCGCGAACGGCGCCCGCATTCCCGTCATCCCGGAGCCGGCCGACAAGTTCGGCAACCAGCCGCTGGAACAGTCGTCGTTGACGTTCAGCTATGAAGCTGGCGACTCGGTGGAGATCAAGAGCAAGCGCCGCGACGCGCGCTATCAGCAAATCATCCACAAGGATTCCAACCCCGGCGTCACCAGCGTCTCGATCACCGCGCTGGAAGTGCCGACGGCCATCCTGGCGCGCATGCTGTACGGCACGCTGGTGGCCACTCAGGTCGCGGCCGGCACCGCGACGGACGTATCCGTGACTGTGGCTAGCGTGGACACGCCGGTGAAGCTGCCGCACAACTTCCTTCTGTCCGATACCGAGCCGACTTTCAAGAAGGGCACGGTCGACTTGGTCAAGGGCACGGATTACACCCTCGACTCCGCGCACGGCCTGCTGATTCCGAAGTCCGGCGGCCAGCTGCAGGCGGGCGATACCGTGGTGGCGAACTACAAGTACGACGCCTATCTGGAAACCGCCATCAGCGGTGGCACCACGCCGAGCAAGTCCTTCCAGATCCTGGGCGACATGCAGGACCGCATCAGCGGTGACGAGGGCCTGCTGACCATCCCGAACGTCGACCTGACCGTAGATGGCGACGTGGACTGGTTCAGCGATGAGCCGATCCAGGTGACGCTGACCGGCCCGGTGATCTTCCAGGCCGGCGAGGCCGATCTGTACACGTTCAAGATCGCAGCGCAGTCGGCGGGCTGAACGAGCTGTTGATTTCGGCAATGGGAGGGCGCCCGAACGGCGCCCTCCAAGCATGAATCAGGAAGGTTCAGTGGCGTCCAATCGCAACAACAACCTGCTCAAGTACTACGTCAGCGGTCGGCGGGCAAAGGGCTTCCACGGCCTCGCCGACCTGGCTGGCGACGTGCTGAACCGGTACGACCTCTCAGTGCGGCGCGCCTTTGTTGGGCTGCAGCGCCGGGCGGGGCCGGCCACGGCGCAGGAGGTCCGCGCCTCCTACAACATCCGGGCGTCTGCTCTGCGAGGCAAGTACCGCGTGGAGACTGGCGAGCGTGGCTACAGCGCGGGCAAGCGCGGCAAGGATGATTTCCTCTCCATCTGGGCGAGCACGCGGCAGATCTCGTTGATCGATTTCAATGGCCGCTGGACCGGCCGTAAATCCAAGGGCGCTACGGCCAGCATCGGCCTCGGCGAGTCGAAGACCTACGAGGGTGCCTTCATCGCCACCATCCAGGGCCGCAGGGCCATACGGGTGCGCAGCTGGGATCGCGCCCAGCAGAAGCGGCACGGGCGAGGCCCGGTGCGCATCCTGCGGGGGCCCAGCCCGTTCGAAATGCTGTCCGGCGCCGATGGCAATAGCCGCGCCTTGGCAGCCCGTCGTCGCCTGATCGATCGATTCCACACCACCTATCTGACTGAGCTGCGCCGTCAGTGGCGCGTCAACGGAAGCACCAATGGCTGATCGGCTGGAAGAAGCAATCCGAGTTGTCATCGAGACGCAGGGCCGCGAGGGTGTGGACGAACTGCGTGCGGCGTTCGGCGACCTTGGCGATGTGTCGGTCGAAACGGCCGGTAAGGCCTCGAAGTTGCTCGATTCCCTGACGGGGCTGAACGAAGCAGCAGCGAAGGCGGATGCCTTCGACGGCATGCTGACCGACCTCGCCGAGCTGGAGCAGCAGTTTGACGCCAACCAGAAAGCCGCGCTGGCCCTCAGTCTTGGCATCGGCGAGATGGAGAAGCCCTCGCGCGAGGTGCTGGCTGCCCAGCGCGAACTGCGGAAGGAGGGCGAGCGCCTGCAGAAGGCGCTCCATGAGCAGTGGGATGCGGTCGCCAAGGCTGATAGCGAGCTGTCCTCGCTGGGGGTCAATACCGCCAACCTGGCCGACCACCAGCAGCGTCTGCGGGTCGAGGCCACCCGTAGTGCGGCAGCACTCACTGAGCAGGCCAGGGCTGCCGCAGCCGAAGCCGAAGCCGGGCGGAGGCGTAAGCAGCAGATCGAGGAAGGCGAGGGTGCCTTCCGCAAGCAGGCCACCACCAGCAAGGCGGCGGCGAAGGCGTTGGCTGAGTACCGCGAGCGCGCCGCTGACGCCGCCGCCGGTAGCGGTGACCTTGCCTCTGCCACCGAGAGCACTGTCAGCTGGTTGGGCAGGCTCAAGGCGGTGGCCGCTGGCGCGATCGCGTTTGTCGGACTGAACCGAGTGGTCGATGGCATCAAGGCCATCGTGAAGGAAGGCAGCGACGCCGAGCAGGAGCTGGCGCAGCTGGAAGCAGCCTTGCACGCCACGGGGCGCACTAGTGAGTTCACCGCGCAGAGCCTGGCCGCCATGCGCCAGCAGCTGCAGAGTGGACTGTTTGACGATGGGCAGATCAGCGCCGCCCAGGTGCGCCTGCTGTCCTACACCAATATTGTGGGCGAGCAGTTCCCGGCAGCGATGCAGATCACCATCGACCAGGCCCAGCGGTTGGGCATGTCGCTGGAGCAGTCTGCCGAGGTCGTTGGCAAGGCTCTGCAGACGCCGTCGAAGGCTATGGAGAGCCTGAGCAAGCAGGGCTTCACACTAGATGACAGCCAGAAGTCGCTTATCAAGAGCCTGGAAGCCACCGGCCAGGTGGCAAAGGCGCAGGCCATCATCCTCGATCTTCTGGCCGAATCCTATGGCGGCGCGGCCGCAGCGGCGAAGGTAGGCACGATCGCTGGCCTGTGGAAGACAGCCACTGATCGCTTCAAGGATTGGAAGCAGGAAGTCGCAGACCAGGGCGTTCTGACCTACTTCAAGGGGCAGCTGTCCGACCTCCTTGCCACGCTGGACAGATTGGCCGCCGATGGCAGCCTCTCGCGCTGGGCCAAGCAGACAGCCCAGGCCATCATTACGATGGCCGAGGCGGTGAAGGGCACTACCCAGTGGGTGGTGGAGCACGCGCGGGTGATTGGTCTCATGGCCGCCGCGTACGCCCAGTTCAAGCTGATCGGCGCGCTCTTGCAGCTGAACGCGTGGCGTGTGGCGCTTCTCGCCACGACACGTGCTCAGTTGGCGAACAACGCCGCAGTGGCCGCAGGGAGCACGGGACTCGGCCGCTTCGGAGCACTTCTGCGCGGTCTGCCGAAGGCAGTGCCGATTGCAGTGACACTGCTAGGTCTGGAGGCTGCGATTGGTGGCCTGGACGTACTGAAGACCGTTGCGCAAGACATCTGGAAGCAGCACGACCCAGCACTAAAGAAGGCCGGCGAGGCCCAGCGTGCGTACATCAGCCAGGTGCGGGATTCGGCGCTAGAGCTTCGACGCCAGGCACTCTCATTCGTCTCCTATCGCGAGGTCGTAGTTAAGACTGCGGAGGAGGTTACCCGAATGGGTGCGGCTGAGCGCGAAGTCTACGCTGCCCGCCTGGCCGGCCTTGAGCAGTACCTGACCGCGCAGGAAGGGTTCTTGTTGATGCAGCAGAAGGCTGGCGTGGCAACCGCCGCACAGCTGCAAGAGTTGGGTCTTGTCACGCAGCAGTTGCTCAACGTATCGACTGGCTACGCGGCGCTATCCCGTGGCGTAGGTCTGGCGGCCGATGCCATACGCAACGGCATTGGCGGGGCTGCTCAGCTGGTGGTCGACCAAATGCAAGGCATAGACCGCAATGCACGCCTCGCAACCGAGTCGATAGGTAAGATCCTGCAGGGTCTGAACTATGCGGAAACGGGAAGCCTGGAAGCCGTAGGCACAGCTCTCGGGTTCATTGCTTCGCAGGGCGCGGCAGCCGAGCGAAACGTTCGCGACGGATTGCTAGAGTCGCTTCAGCGTCTTTCTGGCGAGGAGCTGGCGCGATTCCAGGCTGCGGCTCAAGCGGCATTTGAATCGCTTCCGCAAGGTGCTGCCAACTCGGCCGCAGTATTGGAAACCACGCTGCTGTCTGCGATGGAGAAGCTGGGGATCTCGGCATCCAGGCTGGGGGTGGCATTTACTGGTGTGGGTAGGGATGCGATCGCGGCATTCGGTGCAGTTGCTGAGAGCGCGGTGTCTACCAGCTCCCAGATTGAAGATGCATTCAAAGCCGCCCTCGGAAAAGTTGCAACGCTGGATGAGGCGCGCACGCTCGGCGCGTTGCTTGAGGCTGCGGGCAGACAAGGCAAGATCGGTTTCGACGCCGCAGAGCGATCCGCAGCGGCATTGAATGCGCGGCTTCGTGACATCCAGGTCTCACTGGACCCCTTGGCGGACGAGTTCGCCAGGCTTGGCATTCAGTCGCAGCAGTCGCTGAACGCGGCACGGGATTCCGCGAAGGCGGCGTTCGAAGCTATTCAGCGCGGTGCCTCCCAAGGCAAAGCAAGTATCGAGGACGTCCGAAGGGCGTTCGATGCATACGCCAACGCCGCGCGGGCTGCGGTCGCCGATAGTGACGAGTGGAAGCGAAAGCAGGTCGACTCCCAGCTAGAGGTGCAGGGTTCCGTTCTGCAGACCGGACAGCACATGAAGGGGTTGGGCGCCAGTGGGCAAACCGCAATGCAGCAGGTCCAGTCTGGCGCTCAGGCCGGCACCCAAGCTATGGGGCAGCTGACGCAGAAAACCGCCGAGGCTGGTGGCGAGATGGATGGCCTTGGCAAGAGCGCCGAGCGCAGCGGCCAGCAGCTTCAGAAGGCGGGTCAGGCAGCACAGGGCATGGCATTCAGCATCGGCGAGGTGTCCGAGGCCGCACTAAGCGCCATGCGCAACCTTAGCGGGCCGAATCCACTGCAGCAGTTCGCAAATGCGCTGAACAAGGTCACAAGCCAAAGGAAGCAGCTGGCCGAATACAAGAAAGAGCTGGAGGGACTGGCTAACGCGCAGGATGAATTCTCGTCTGCCGCAGCCAGTCGATTGGAGGGGCAGTACGACTACCTTGGAAAGCAGGAAATCGCAGAGGTTGCTGCTCTCGAAGCCCAGGTGGCGCGGAAGCGCGCGGAAGAGGATCGAGCGGCTGCAGACGCGATGGCTGAGCGTCGCCGGTCGATTGAGGCGGCGGCTGAAGCCCAGGCCAAGCTCGACGCTGAGCGCATTGGCGAGCGGGGCAAGAACGAGCAGGTCCTGGTGATTGACTGGAAGTCCCCAAGCAAAGAGGTCGTCGCCGGGGCGACCGCAGCCGAGCAGCAACAAGCCGAACGCATCGCGAACATGGTTGCGCCGCTGGTGCTTCGTAAGGTCCAGCAGAGCCGATCCGTGTCTGTGCGAGGGAGGCGCTGATGACGCGCATCATTCTGGGGGGCATCGACCTTCCTGCCGATCTCCAGTGGACCGATGAATTCACCGCCTGGCGTATCGGCCAGCAAGCGCGCACGAGCTTGACCGGTGCGTTGATCGTTCAGGAATCGGCGCGACAGGCTGGACGCCCGATCACCTTGAAGACATCCCGTGACGGGACTGCGTACGTTGGCGTGGTGGGCCTCCCGACCCTCAGAGCCCTTCAGGAAAGCGAAAGCGAAGCGCGCCTGGCGCCCATCAATCTCATCATGCCCGCGCACAACGGCGGGGACCGCCAGTTTCAGGTCCGCTGGCGCCGAACCGATGGCCCAGCGATCGAAGTTGAGCCGACTCGCTTCGCAGTACCGGCACTGGATGCCGACCTCTTCTCTATCACTCTTCGCCTTATGACGGTGTAACACATGACGATCTCCGCTATCGATATCAAGCTGCGCCAGTCGCAGCGACTCACCGACAACCCGGACGGTGGTGGCCGAATGGTGCAAGCCGAGATCATCGACGGCGCCATGAACAATCTTTTCCCCGATATCGGCGATGAAGAACGCACAACGGGGCGAACAACTCTGCGCAAGCTGTTTGTACACCTGGATACGGCTGCGCCGGACGTGCTGAAGGATGCGATTGGCGTGCTCATCGACCCGCCGAGTGACCCTCGTGTGACCGTGAGCATGTTCGCGACAGGGTCGTATAGCGATGTTCGGCTGGACGCCAAGAACCGCGTCGAGAGCTACATCACACGTGGCACCGAGTCCAGGTTCATCCTGATGGGCAACCATTTCAGCGGCCAGATGACGATGCTGGTCTATACCACGTCAGATGCGCCCAGCCCCGACATCAATGACAACTTCAGCCTGTTGACCCTCGCCGGCTCCGGGCATGATGAGGCGGAGCAGTATGTTCGCGTGAAAGCTGTCCTCTCCAGGACCACTCGCACCTTCACGGACGATCAGGGCGCATTCGAGCGCGATGTTCTCGTGATCGAGTTGATCAACCCGCTGCTGCGGAACTTCTTCGGACAGGAGGTCGTGCGCTACAGCGCAACAAAGCCGGCCACCCGCGTGTATGAGACAAATGTGGTTGACGCGACGAGCTATCACAGCGTCAAGCGCCTCTCTTCGGCTGCCAAGCCTGGCGACCTCTCTGTGGTGGTGGACACGCCGTACGTTCCGATTGTCCCCACTTCCACGGCCGAGACGCCGGTGAGCGACGTTTTGGCTGGTATGGGCACCATCAGTCACGTGCAGTCCGGCCCGGTCGGGAGCTTGAGCCAAACATTCTCAGCGAGCTTCAACGCGGGCGTGCCAGTCAACCGCTACCTGGGCACCGGAATGGCCGTTGGCAGCGTGAAGGTCATGGCTGGGAGCGTCGAGCTGGTGGATGACGGCAGCGGTGGCCTGGTATCTGCGGCCGTGACTCCCTGGGGTGGCAGTGTCGACTATCAATCCGGCGTTATATCGATCTCGCACGCGACGGGCGCTGGATTGACCAGCCTGAGCATCTCCGCGACCCCCGCCGGGTCTATCTCCGTCCAGGGCTACACCGACGAGATCACGGTGACCCAAAACAACCAAGGAATGGTCTGGTTGTTGCAGCTGACCCCTCTTCCGGCACCGGGGACGGTTACCGTCGACTACCGGGCTCTGGGGCGCTGGGTGAGGCTGAGCGACAACGGGAAGGGGCAGCTGGTCGGCAAGCCTGGTCAGGGCGGTGGCACGATCAACTACATGACCGGCTCGGTCGTCCTGACGGCGGGTGCTTTGCCGGACCTGAAGAGCAGCATCATTGGCGCGTGGGGCACGGCAGTTGTTGCAGAGCCTCGTACGGGCGATTCGGCCATTTTGCCGCCCGCGCTGCACTTCACGTTGGGCGAGGGGACCGCAGTCCCCGGTAGTGTCCACATGAAGCTTCGCGTCGGTGGGGCTGATGTGGAGGTGACCGATAACGGCGTCGGTGGTCTCCTTGTTGGGGGGCAGCTGCGCGGCTCGATCGCGTATGCCACCGGTGAAGTGACGTTGCGCCCCGCCACCCTGCCGGATGCCGATAGCCAGGTCGCGGTCACATATGACTGGGGCCAGCAGCTCAATGCGGCGCCACAACCGGTGCCGGACGGCTCCGGGATTGTCTCCTTTGTGCTGCCGCAAGGCCCTGTGCGACCGGGATCGGTGCTGCTGGATTGGGTGATCAGCGTGCGCCGTGATCGCGACGACATCTCATCAGCGCCGCAGGCAATGCGCGCGATCGCCAAGGACGATGGCAACGGAAACCTGCGGGCCGTCTCGGTGGGCGATGCGAGTGCCGACACGGTATTGGGCTCGGTGAACTATGCGACCGGGGCGGTAAGCCTGCAGGCTGGAAAGTTCATGGTCCGCCAGGTGTCCTACCCGCAGTACGAGCTTCAGTCCGGGCGGCTGAAGGTGGTGGGGTACGGCCGCTTGGATGTGCTCGCTGAGTTTTCTGCTGGCACCATCATCTCAGTCGCTTGGCTGCTGTCGGGCGACTCCTCCCAGCAAGCGCAGGAGAGCTTGCCGCTGCCCGCGATGCAGCTGCAGCTGACGCCCACCATCAGTGATAGCGTCGTTCCTGGTAGCGTGCGCTTCAGCTTCCGTGGGCGGACATACGTGGACCGCAGCGGCGGCCTGTATCACAGCATCGACCCTGCCACTGGCGCGGGTGTTTACGCAGGCACGATCGATTACACGTCGGGAGTGGTGAATCTGTCGCAGTGGGTGCCAGGCGGAAGCAATCAGGTCCAGATCCTCTCCCTGCTGACCCGCATCGCTGACCCGGGCGTTACGTTCATCTTCTTCCGCGCCCCGGGCTCCCCTCTGCGACCGGGCATGTTCACGTTGAGGGCGAGCCGCCTCGACGGTGAGCTGCTGACCGCGACGGCTGATATCAATGGTGATATCGCCACCTCCCAGATGCGGGGGACGGTCGATTGGGAGAGCGGTGTCGTCAAGGTGCAGTTCGGCGAGCTGGTGCCCGTAGCTGGCAATGAGGGAATGCCCTGGTTCGACCCCGCACTGGTGGAAGGGGACCGCGTCTGGCGGCCGGCTCTGGTCCTGCCTGGCTCGATCTACATGGGAGCCGTGGTCTATCGGTCAATCCCCCTGTCTGAGGTGGTGATCGGCCTCTCATCTGTTCGCCTTCCCAGCGACGGTCGTGTTCCAGCGTTCAAGCCCGGGCAGACGGTCCTGATTCACCACACGGCAAAGCACAGTGTTGCGGCGCCCCAGGCGAATCAGGTGCTGAGTTTTGGCCGGGCGCGTATCGCAGGGCTGGAAGTCAGGGACGCGGCTGGGAAGCCCGTGGATAGCGCCTGGTACACCGCTGACCTTGATGCAGGGAGCTTGACCTTCAGCGATCCGCTCAACCTTTCCGCATACACGCTGCCAATCGTAGTGAGCGAGCGTGTCGAGGACCGTCGTTTGGTGGTCCAGCCGCAGATCACAGGAGAAATTGAAATCAACACTGGCCTGACCCACGACTACCCAGCAGGCGAATCCCTCATCAGTACGGCGCTGCGGCTTGGCGAGGCGAATGGATCACTGGACCTGCAGGCGCGGGTCGAGAGCCTGTTCGATCAGGCCGCGTGGACCGGAGCCTGGAGCAACATTCCGATTGGCAGCCCGGCTCCTGGCACCTACAACGACACGGACTTCCCTCTCGATGTGACCAACAGCGACGCCATAACGGAGCGATGGGCCGTTCGGTTCACCAGCTCGACGAACTTTGAAGTCATGGGGGAGACGGTGGGCGTGATCGCCACTGGGAGTACTACAACGGACCTTGCGCCCATCAACCCTCGCACCAACAAGGCGTACTTCAGCATGCGGGCTGCTGGCTGGGGTGGTGGTTGGTCGGTGAACAATGTCGTGCGCTTCAATACCGTGGGCGGCCTGGCACCGGTGTGGATGGCGCGGACCACGCTACCTGGTACGCCGACAGGCGCAACCGACTCCACCCGGCTTATGGTGGTGGGCAACGTCGCTGGAGGTGCCCAGTGACGCTGGTACCGATCGTCTACCGCAGCACAGATCCGGGCGCGCCCGTTCTTAATGGGCAGGCGGGATCTCTGCTTGCCTTGCTCAACGCAATCCTGGTGACGGGTTACGGGGACGGTGCGTCGTCAAAGCCTGGTGCAGGTTGGACTCGGCCCTACGCTAGTTCATCCGTCCAGGTATTTCGGAACAGCGCGACAACCGGCTCTGGCACCTATTTGCGAGTGCGCGACGACGCCTCGGCTGCAACGTTGAGCACGGGGTGTGTGGCACAGGTCCTGGCCTACAGTTCGATGACTGACATCGACACCGGTGCGGATCAGACCCCAAGCGCTGCGCTGCAGGCGCGTGGCTCTTTCATTGCGAAGGCGCCAACGGCAACTGCGGCCGCTCGCAGTTGGATGGCAATTGCGACGGAGATTGGCTTCTACCTTTTCACTGCATGGAGCAATTTCAACAACGGACTCGGAGCGTACTACTACGGCGACATTGATACTGTCGTCTCGGGCGACGTCTTTCCATTCGTGATGTTTGGTTCCAATGATATGACCTCGTTCTCCGGTGCGTGGAACACTGATGCATGCTCGTTGTTCTTCGCATCGGCATTGGGAGTTGCGGTTGACGGCGTAACTAAGCGCGATGGGTCGTATGTGCCCGGCGGGTTCGTAATGCGCAGCTACATCGGTGGGCAAAATGCACCTGGTCGTGTTGCTACCACTGGCATCGACCCTGCTGCCGGCAACTCGAATAACCGTTCCTATGGGTCCGGATCGTACCCAGTAGGCCCGGACCGTGCGCATGGGGGGTACAACTACATGCGCGCTGCGGTACGCGAAGCGCCGTTCGCCTTGCGCGGTCACTTGCCTGGTGTCTTGGTCCCGCTGCACGCGCGCCCGCATGCCGAAGGCAGCGTGGTGCCGTTCATTGAGGGTATCGGCCTGGGTCAATGGCTGGCAGTCAACTACAACGTGGTAGAGCCAGACGTTGCCGATCGCAATGGACAGGTGCTCTTCCGTTTGGATGCACCCTGGCGATGATCGTTGGCACCTTCTATCGCAGTTGGGGCCCGCGAGGCGGGGATGGCTTCCTCGGAGGGACTGCGCCTGACGGGGATAACGACGGCCGCGCGAAGATCATGAATGTACCGCGTCGTGTGTACATCCAGGTCTATGTGATGCGCGACGCTGTAGACGTCCAGTACGTCGCTTCAGTGCTGAGCGGTCAAGACGGTGTGTGGCGCCTTCAGGGCATCGACCGAACGCGGAAGTACCGCGTGATTGGTACGGACTTGGCTGCGGGGGTCAACTCGGCCATCCAAGACTGGGTAGTGCCGGCAAAGATGGAGCCGTGATGTCAGGGGGCGGTGCATTCGTTCGGCTCAACCTTGGCCCGCGATTCGGTGGTGCGGGTGGGTTCACGCCACTAAATCTCGGTGTCGACTGGGATGAGAATCCTGTTGAGCCCGTAGTGCGGGGCCTGTCGCTCGCCGTCTCTATCGCCTGGCGGGAGGCTGGTCGGGCGAGGTGTTCCACTAGGGTGGGATGGGGCACGTCGAGTTCGCTGCGTTGTTCGTGCTTAGTGCCATGGGAGGGCACTAAGCGGGTGGATGGTTCCACGTCAGTTGCGTGGGGCGTCGCCCCCCCCATGGCTGGCGAAGCGGGGTTTCGGTGGCGGAACGCGGCTCTCGTTGGCGAGAGCGTTGGGTTGCCGTGGGGTGGGTTGCCGCAGGCGTCGCGATTCCTGCTGGCTGGTTGGCGAGGCAGGCTCGACGTTACCGGGATCACTGCTCGTATCGCGTGGATGCGAGGCTTGCCTGTCCACGCGAAGCAGGGGCTGCCGTGGCAGGGAGCACCCAGAACGGCAAGCGATAGCTGGTCCGATAGCTGGAAGCACCTCGGCGCAGCCAGGCGTCATGGTCGCCTGCCTTGGGGCTCTGCGAGGCCGTTGCCCTGGGTCATCCGCCCTCCGGTAAAGCCTGACCCTGATCCAGATCCAGAGCCGGGCGTTCCGCCAGGTCATTCCGTTTCGCTGAACTTGGGTTGCTCGGTGGTGGGCGTCCCCGGTCTTGCACCCCTCAACCTTGGAACCACCGCGTGCTACGTGGTGCGACCGCAACGCAGGACGTATGTCGTGATCAATGAAGTTTCGTTTGTACGGCTCCCTGATCGGACGCCCATCGAGGTGTCGAGGATCTCGCTCAGTGCGAGCAGGAGCGCCTGGGGGTGGACCTTCGACGTTGAGCTGGCCGACCCAACGCAACTGTCGCTGCTGAAGCCAACGGCGGCTGGCCCGCGCCAGTTTGAGGTATCTCTCAATGGACATGTGTGGACTGGCATCATCGAGAGCTTCCAGAAGCAGCGAGAGTTTGCCGATGGGGGAGTCCGGCTTAGCGGCAGGTCGCGGACGGCGCTGCTTGCGGCGCCGTACGCGCCGGCAAGGGTCAAGGTCGCTAACGAGGACAGGAGCATGGCCCAGCTGGTGGCCGAAGAGCTGGCCGATACCGGATTCACCAGCCAGTACGAGACGGTTGATTGGACGGTGCCTGCTGGTGCTTGGTTCTATGACGCCAGCACGCCCCTTGATGCGATCAGTGCACTGGCCGAGGCGAGCGGGGCGGTTGTTCAATCTCATCCGCAAGACCTCTCGCTTCACGTCCGCGCGAGCTACCCAGTCAGCCCATGGCTCTGGCGCGACACCCAGCCAGCCCATGTTGTGCAAGAAGACATCGTGCTGACTGAGAGCTTGCAGATGCGGAGCGCGCCACTGTATGACGCCGTCGTGGTGACTGGCGAGATTTCGGGGAAAGGAGTCACCTGCAAGGTGCGTAAAGCTGGTGAGGCAGGGCAGCTTTACGCACAGCAAGTGAGCAGCCCGCTGATCAGCGTCGCTGCGGCGGGTGCTGAGCGAGGACGCAACGTTCTGAGCGATCGCGGTGAGCAGGCAGCCGTGGACCTGACGGTTCCCCTCTTCCCGAGGCCGCTGAAGGCGGGGGAAGTGGGTGCCATCATGCCTTTGGATCTGGTGGAGGTCGTTGCTGCTGAAGGCACTTGGCACGGGCAATGCGAGTCCTTGCGCATCGAGGTTGTGATCGATCAGCAGGCCGTTGTGATTGAACAGACAGCCACTCTGGAAAGGCACTACACCGATGCGGACTGACCTCTGGGATCAATTCGGCGAGCTGGTGACCAGCAGCCCCCGATTGCTGGCGACCGTCACTGCGCACAACAGTGACGGAACCAGCACGCTGACCACTTATGACGGAGTACAGATGCGGGCCTTTGGTCAGCTCCAGTTACCCATCCCGTACAACGTGTGGGTCCGGGGTGGGCGCCTGGTTGAGGCCGCGCCCAACCTGCCGTTGGTGGAATTAGTGGTTTAACGAAACAGGGTGCTGCCCAAATGCCTGCAGGCACCCGGGCAGTGGTGGAGGCTGGCTTCGGCGCCTAGATTCCCTAGCTCCTGGCGTCGAAGAACACTGCCTGATCGAAATCTGCCCCGAAGTGATCGATGAAGGTTGCAAGGAGATTGCCACTCAGTTCCTTGAATGCGAGTTTTCTCTCGGCGGTAGTGGCGTTTTTGTAGTACTTGACGTAGAAGCTCAGGGATGACGGAGCGACATTCGTCACGTGCGCGACAAGATAGCCTTTGCCAGCAATTTGATCAGCGACATGCGTGAAGTCCCCGTCGCTGTCTTCCTTCCAGGTGGAAATTCCGCCTGATTTGTTTCCGAGGGCTATTTTGGATTTGAACTGGTTTAGAAGCTTGCTTGGGTTGCTGCATTCGAAGCGAATCGCCATCTCTTTCCCCTGTGTAGTTCGGAATGAACCGCAATTCAACATGCGGGTCATTCATCATTGCGCAAGGACGCGTGGGAATCTAGCCGCGTCTATGTCTTTGGCCCAGCGCTTGATTGCTTCGGAGACCGTAGCTCCTTTCAGGCGCCGCCGAGAGTGGCTAAGCAGTTCGATCTGGCGCGAGTTCAGTCAGGTGCATTCCGCGTTCGCAGGATATGCGACCGACGCCCCGTATGCTCCACGGCGAGCCTCCCTTGCACGGTTACCAGGGCTTTCGCACCGATCCGGTCCCGCTGGCTGGGTTCAGATGGGGGCACTTCATACGGGCGGAGCCCGTCTGATCAGGCCATTGATACGTTAGGCAGTACTCCACCGGAGAACAGCGTTGTATAGTTGCCGTTCATGGACCACAGGGGTACAGGATGTCGAAGTTCAGTTTGAGGTTTTATCGGGTTGCACATTGCGGTTACTACAAGCACGGACAGCCGGATCCCGCTATCGGCGATCTTGATTTTTTCCTTGAAGAACTGCGTGAATATGCCGCTGGGAAGAACTTGGAAGATACGAGGGTTGAAGGCGGTGGTGATCGGCTGCCGGCCTATCTGTTTGACATCAAACAGCATGGTAGTTGCTGGATACTAACGCTTTGGAATGAGGTGCCGGCTGATGAAGGTGCCGTTGCCTCCGTGCCGGCGTCGTCGCCTGTCGGCGCTGGAACGGTGCTTTCAAATCCGGTGGCTGCGAATAGCATACCAGGCTTCCCCACTTATTTCCTTTTCGTTCCCGAGGCGGAGCTCGTGGCGCCGGTAGTTTACGGCGATTCGGTGTTTGGTCTCCCTCAGTTTAAGCAATACGCTCATCAGTTCCTGGAAAATTCGACCAGCGTCGTTCATTTCGACGAGGATGGGGATGAGGCGGAAGTGCTAGGGTACGAAGATAGTGATGGGGAGGTTCGTGAGGATCTGCGCGCCAGATTTGAGATCCAGCTTAAGCGTAGCGGTACGCAAGAGGCAGCTATTATCAAAAAGGCCGCATCAATCAGATCGATCATTAGAGTGGCTGAGATGAAGACTGTCACGCAGCCAGAGAGGGCTCGATTCCAGAGGTTCTTGGATTTCTGGGGCATGACGGCTGCCCCTGCAGCGAAGACAGTCCGCATTCGCCAGCAAATCCCTGTGTCGGTCACTAAAGACCAGGTGAAGGCAATGATCGATGACCTGTCTGAGAATCTCGTGCCAAAGAGAAACGACATTGCATTTAAGTTTGAGAAGGAGGCACAGCCGGTGTGGTTAAGTGGGAGTATTGCGTCTGCCAGCTATGATCTTAATGTCGATAAGGTGGATGGTGTTTTCTCCGCTGAAGATCTTGCGAGAGCATTTTCGCGGAGAAAAGGTGCGCTAATTGGTGATGCAGGATAATGAAGACTTGGCAAAAGGTATTTCTGGTGTTGGTCTGGATTGCCGTGCTTAGTGGTGCGGTGGTTCAGGGCGGATCGGTCTCTTTTGCCCAACAGTGGCCGCTGTACGAGGCGTTAAGGAATACGGCGGCCATCATTTTTGCGGTCGTGGGTGCATGGTTGGCGATCGTCTATCCAGAGCGATTGCGAATGTCGCAGGGCAGGCCGGGGACTGCTGAGCCTAAGAATGCGGAGAAGATCACTAAGCTGCTCGAGCCAATTGTAAACTCGACCGTGATTCTTGCGGTTGTGCTGATTGTGGGGTTGATTGCGCCTCTGATTAAGGGGGTTCCTTTTGTTAGGGCGCATGTGGAGGTTTTTCGAACTATTTCCTTTGTTATTCTTGCGTCGTTGACATTGCTTCAGATTTGTACGGTTGTATTGACGCTCATTCCGGCGAGTGATGTGCGACAGCAGGTGTTGGAGGAAAAGGCGGTGAAAGATACATTTGGTTCGATTTTCTCACGCGGGAAGAAGAGGGGCGGGTAGCGTCCGGCTTGTTGGGTGGGCGGGATGAGGATATTGCCCGCCGAAATTGTGGCGGTT